TATATTCGCTGATCACGAATATATGCATTTATCTTCTAGGAACGTTTTGAACGTTCTAGGATAGTATGGTTACTATCTGATTGACTTAAAGTATTTAGCCGGCAACGAGGAGTTACAGAAGCGTGGTGAAAAGATCCCACCCCCGACCGGAATTTTGCTTTGAGCAAGGCGACACATCGCATACGTGGGAATTCTTTAAAGTATCTTCAGGAACGTGAAGACTCTTATCTCGTATACGTGGGAATTCATAGTCGCCTGTTGCTAAATTAGAAGACTCTTATGTCATTTGCTAGCCACCTAACCAACCAAATTTAGATCATCCATGTCCGTACTTTGTAGTATTGTTAATGGAAACGGTTTTCGTAAAAAGGGCTTTACCGTTTGTATAAAAAAGCTGGCGTTATTTGATGCAATAAGTTAGATTGTATCGTAGTGCGCTTGGAGCTATGCTCCATATCATAATTCAAATTAAAAATGTCAAATAAAAAGGTTATATTGCCATATATGTTCAAATGGTTGACAGCCATCCTATCACATTTTGTGTGTAGAAAGTTAATCGCAACGTGTTACCAGTAGTAGGCCCTGTTGATGGATTCATTTTGAATTGTGGTCACTGCATGATATTCTGTACACACCAACATCACTTGGACAGCCATGCGCCGTAGCGTGTGGTATGCACCCTAGGTCTTTGTCCACTACTGAGTATGTTTACATACCTAATGTCATAGTACCTTCTCAAGTAAAAGTCTAGAGAACGTGAACCTAACACGCAAAATTTTGGTATCCCCACGACCGGGAGAAATAATATGTCACCCCAACGCTCCAGTACGCAATTTAAAGATTAATCGATAATTATGTGCGAATTTCACTATGATTTTGTGAATAATGAGCCCTTCTATTATTGTGATTGCAATCATTGCGATTATCAGGATGAGAAGGAAGAAGGTTTTTTAAGCCTTAATGTTGGCTGTGGAGATCGAGACTCTTTTACGGTCGTAAGAACATTCAAACTCGATCCAGAACTCAGTGTATCTACGCTGATGTCTTGGATGGATGTTCGTGGGGACCTTCGTGGTCCCCATTTGTTCTATAGAGGGCGCAAGCTCTCTATGGAACGCACACTCAGCTCATATGGAATAGCTGATTTTGAACACGTTGTCTTTCAGACAGTGTGGCCTCATCTTGCTACCATTGAGCTATCACAACGTATTATCACAGACGAAGAACCACAAGAGTGGCCTCGTGTAGTGACATGGCAAACTAGCGGATTCCTTAATAAATGGAGACTGCAATCTGAAGAAAATTCCTCTGTTTTTAGTGAACTTTTGTCACGTGTGAGTGCTGCTCGATCCACTTTTCTAGATAAAGATGATTTGTGGATGTTTGAGCTCTTCGAAAATTTCTTTCAAACAATATATTGGTTGAAGAAGTGCGATAACAAGAGAGACTTTGCTGCTATAGCACATCTTTCTTATAAACTGTTTACAGGTCGCACTCTAACACATCAATGTAAAAATTTCCTCTTGCGGGAAAATACTATCCTTCAGAGTGACTTTGAAGAGTATATAAAGAGCTTTCGTGACATTTTCGATGTCACGCACTTGGCTTTATCTTCGCCTTTGGTAAAGAAGATGCACGAACTCTACACATACTTGCTCGTACAAGGGTTCTTATCCAAGTTTGGCATGGAAGTCTCTGACAAGGAGTTTCATAGCTTGACTGGTAGAAGCGGCAAGTCTTATCGCAACCCAACATCATTGTTGGTGTGTGTGGTGGACTCCGCACTTTTCATATGTGAAAAGCTTATAGATTTTAGGAAGACGGGAGATCCGACGGCCTTCATCCATTCTGATTCCACCTATAGTGCGTGGTCCGATGAAGCAGACAAAGTTCTCGAGTTGGCCCCGTTCACCTCCAATCTAGGGGCGCACGGAAC